AGAGGCAGAGACAGGGCTGGACGATATCCCGGCGTTCGTTGGTGCCGTCCCGGTTGGCATATTCTGCGCCGAGGAAGATGCCGCCCGCCGCCGTGTAGAGCTCGGTCATGTTGTCGAGGATCTCGGTGATATGGCGGGGGCTGCGCTTTCGGTCCGCTGCGGCCGACAGGAACATGCCGAATTCATCGATCTGGAACAGGATCGCAGGCTGACGGTGGAGGGCCGTCAGCAATCCCGCGCCCGAGGCGATCTTGTTGCCGCCGAGGTGATTGGCGAGCCCCGCCTCGAAAAACACCTCGTTGACGATCTCCCGGGCATGGTTTTTGCCAGAGCCGCTGTCGGCGATGCCAACGACATAGAGGTTGGAGCGAAGATTGCTCTCCGTCCGGTAGAGCCGTCCCATCAGCGCCCCGATGGCGCAGAGGCTGGCACCCAGCGACAGGAGCGGCTGCGGACGCCGCGCGGTGGCGATCATGTAGCGGGTGAGATCGCCCACCAGACCATCGGGGATCACCAGATCGAAGGTGGGCGGGGCGGCAGGCGGCGCCTCGGGCTCCGGCTCCACAAGCCGCTCCAGCAGCACCGCGGCCGGATGGACTTTGTCCTGCCGTTCGCCATCAAGGATCATGCCGATCTCCGGCTGCCAGCCGCGCTCCATGGCGAGCCGGTAGATCGTGCCAGCACCGATGCGGTCGGGGCGGAAGCTCGCCCACGACCTTGCGGTGGTGGCAGGATCGTTCTTGTCGGCCTGAGCCGACCATTCCGCGAACAGGCTGGCCCCTTGGTCTCCCAGAGCACCTTTCAGCGCCATGCCGATCCGCACCCAACTGTCATAATCCAACTCCTCATTCGGGAGCTGGGCGAGCGCCGCACGAATGGCCGGCATCGTTCCCTTCTGCCCATGGAACGGCACGATGCCATCCGCGGCATGCGCTACAGTGAGGCCCTTCTGGCGCACGTCGGGCGGGAGAAAGCCTTCAGCCTCCACGAGAAAGGCTGCTGCCTGCTCCGCCGTGATCGCCGGCAGGCTGCCGATATCAATATCGGCAAGCCCCTCCTCCGGCCAGGAATAGGGCGCAGCCGTCTCCGGATGATCGGCATAGGCCAGAAACTGCTGGCCGAGGCACAGGACTTCCAGCGGGTGACGCTTGATGCCCCTGAACGGCGCCACCGTGCGATAGACCAGCATGCGCTTGGGTGCCCTGCCGATCCGCAGCGCGGGCGTATCGCCAAGCCTTTGCCGGGCCAGCTGCTCGATCTTGAGGGCCAGCTCTGCATCCTCGCGAATATCGATATCGAGGGCTGCGACCGTACCGCCGACGATTCCAACACCGCAATCGGGCCAGCGCGACCATGTCGCCACCTCGACTTCGGTCGTCGCCCGCTCCGCATGACGGTTCCATTCACCGTAATCATGCCACGTGCCGCGCGAATGGCGGCCGGGCTTCTTGGTCCCCGGCTGGATGGGCAGGATCGTGTAACCGTTTGCGAGAAGCTGCGCGCCGAAGCGCGCCATATAGGATTGCGCAGTCATCAGAAGGGTACCTCCGTCGTCATGGAATTGAGGCGGGCGCGGTCCTGGGCCGCCAGCTCGCGCAGATGGTCGCAGTAGCCAGTAACGACCGCTTCGATGAAGCAGTGCCACTCAGGCACAGTGAGGGTGGCAAGATCGGTCTTGCCGATGCTGTCGAGATATTCGCCGCCCATCTGTCCACCGTGGGCCATGGCGGCATTCTCGTTTGGGGTCGGATCGATCATGCCTTTTCTCCCGTGACAGATGTCCTGGCAGACGCGGCTGCAGAGCCGCTTGCGGCTTGCGTGGCGCCGGGGGTCTGACGCCCGATAGAGGGTGTCAAACCAGCCATGGTGGCGCGGCTCGCGGTGGCAGACGGCGCAGAGGCCGGCGTTGATGGCATGCATGCTTCGAACCTGTATTGGGTGACCTCGGTGAAGCGGCCCTTCGACCGGACCAGGATGTGGCTGGGACGCGGAAGCTTGCCCACGGCGGACAAGGCTTCCTCGACGGTGCGTGGTATCGGCACAAATGATGGCGCACGCCTCTGCCACCAGCCTTCCGCCTTCAGCCGGGCGTAGCCCTGATGTTCGAAGCACACCCATTCCCGATGGATGGCGAGGCCGCAGTGATATTCCACCCGTAGCGAAGGTGGGCTGCCTTCCTTCTCATGGCGCCTGTAGGCGACGGAGGTCACCTCGACCCATTGGTCCCGAAGATCCGACAAGATGGCGAGCGTCGATGCCGTCGGCGCAATCTTCACCTCGCGGACCGGAAAGACATAGCCGCAGTCGGGGCATTCGGACGCCGCCAGCGCGATGATGCTGTCGCATTCCGGGCAGACCTTGGTGGGCGCCACGCCGTCGCCACCCTCGCCGGGCCGCTTCGGGCGCACCAGGTCGATGGGGCCATGGCGGCTGACATTGCCGGCAAAATCGAGAACCAGGCAGTTCTCCTTGCCCGGCGCCAGCCGCGTGCCGCGCCCCGCCATCTGGACGTAGAGCCCGGCGGACTTGGTGGGCCGCAGCATGGCGATGAGATCGACGGCCGGGGCGTTGAAGCCGGTGGTCAGCACGCCCATGGAGGCGAGCGCCCGGATCTCCTGCCGCTTGAACGCAGCAATGATCCGGTCGCGCTCGTCCTTCGGCGTATCGCCGAAGATGGTCTCGCAGGAGATGCCGCGGCTGCGGAACTCCTCGGCGACATGGCGCGCGTGATCGACCCCAGAGCAGAAGGCCAGCCATGACCTGCGATCTTCACCATAGGTAATGATCTCGGAGACGGCCGCGCGAGTGATGGCCTCCTTGTCGACCGCCGCCTGCAGTTCGCTGGCGATGAACTCGCCGCCGCGGGTTCCCACACCAGCGATGTTGAGCTTCGTCTTCGGCTGCTTGCTGACCAGGCGGCAGAGATAGCCTTGGTCGATCAGGTCGCGGACCGACACCTCGAAGGCAATGTCAGTGAACAGCGCAGCCTCCCCCTCATGAAGCATGCCGCTGTCGAGGCGGTAGGGGGTCGCCGTGAAGCCGATGACCTTGAGCTTCGGATTGATGGCGGTGAGCTCGCCAAGGAAGCGGCGGTACATGGTCGCCGAAGCGACCGGGATCAGATGCGCCTCATCGATCAGCACAAGGTCACAATGTCCGATCTCGGCCGCCTTGCGGTGGACAGACTGGATGCCCGCGAAGAGGATGCGCGCATCTGCCTCGCGCCGCCCGAGCCCGGCGGAGTAGATGCCCGCCGGAGCCTCAGGCCACAGGCCGATCATCTCGGCGTGGTTCTGGGCGATCAGCTCCCGCACATGGGTGACAATCAGAATGCGCTGGTCGGGCCAAACCTTCAGCACACCTTCGGAGAAGGCGGCGAGCACCAGGCTCTTGCCCCCGGCTGTCGGGATCACGATGAGCGGGTTGCCCTTGTGGTCCTCGAAATAGGCATAGATCGCACCGATCGCCGCCTGCTGGTAGGGACGGAGGCTTAGCATGATGCCGCCTCCTTCTCCGCGCGCGCGTCATTGACCCAGACGGCGCCGTCCTTCATGCGATAGGTGACATGGTCCTCGCCGGCATCGGTGACCTCGCCGGGAACCAGATCGGGAATGAACAGATGCCTCGCACAGGCGCCGCGCTGCTCCTGCGATGCCTGCATCCGGTCGTGACGGGCGCAGTGCCAGCCGCCTTCGACAGGCGTGGCGTGAAGGCAGGTGCGGCAGTTCAAGGCCACGGCCCCGCCGCCATGGCAGACGTCGTGGTGCGTGCACATGCGGCATTCGAACCAGGCTGCGTCCTCGCTGATGCGCGGGGGCGGATGCTGGGCAAAAATGATGCGGCCAGCCTTCTCGATCAGCCGCTCTGCCATGTCCTTGTCGGCCTCGACCCGCTCGATGTGCAGCGCGTCGGTGTCCTTGCACACCGCAACGTAAAGCGCGCGGGTGATGCCCGTCAGATGCATGTAAACCTGCATCTGTGCGGCATGCTGCGGCTTGGATGCGACAACGCCTTTTGCGGCGAGGGCAGAAAAGCTCTTCACCGAGTGCGTCTTGAATTCGAGCACATGCCAGGTCCTGGGCGCCTCGAGGAGGCCGATGGCCACGCCGTCGAGCGAGCCGCCGAAATGCCCGCCGTGCGCCTCAACGCGAAACTGTCGGCCGGTTTCGGGGTCGACCTCGAGCACGGTGGCGCCCGTCGCACGCAGATTGCGCACCAGGCGGGCCTCTTCCAGCTGTCCGGTCTCGAACAGGCGCAGAAGCCGGCCGGGATGATGCGAGGCGGTCACCCAGCGGAAATCATACCAGAGGGCTCGGGTACAGCTCTTGCCGATGAGCGAGGCGCCGAGGTGATCGCGAAAGCCGTCGCCCTGCGAGGCCTCATATGCAGCATAGATCGCCGACAGGGTCGGCGTGGGAGCGGCAGGGAGTTCGGCCATCACGAACCCTCCCCTTCGCTGCGAAGCCTCGCCTCGGCCAGCACTGCAGCCCAGGCCTCCTCGTCATGGCGCTCGCGCAGCACGCCGATCAGGGCGTCCTTCAGCGATTCGCGGCGGCGCGCACCTGAGCCAGCGGCAACAAGTTCCGCGCGCTCTCGGCAGAGATGGCGCAGCGCCGTGCGCGCCTTATGGAACCAGTTTGGGTCGATAGGCTTGCGCTGCTTCTGGCGCGCCAGATCGGCGGTGGCGATCTGCGTCCGGATGCGCGCAATGGCGTCATCGATTTCGATCAGGCGCAGCCGGGCATCGGGCAAGCCGGGGGCGTTTACGGCCGCGAGGGCCGCATTGGGCAGGTCTGTCATATGAGTTCTCTCAGTTGGAGGAAGGGTGCTGCCGCAGCCGTCGCGCCGCGGCAGCCGGGGATCAGGCCTTCTTGTTCCAGGGCGCCGAAGCGATCTTCGGCGGGGTGGCCGGCGCAGCGGCGGCTGACGCAGGCTGAGGCTTCGCGAAAGCGGCGGGCGGCGCCCCGTCCTTCGGGACCAGGTAGCGGATCGCGTTGCGCTCGCCGTAGCCGTTCTTGGGCGGCTTCACAGTCACCTGGATAGTCATCGGGATGAGGTGCAACTCCTCGCTGTCGGCGACATGCAGCTTGCCGGTCGCATGGCAGATCGCGGAAAGCGCGCGCTGCGCGATCTCGACCGTGGTCGGGTTCTGGTTCACCAGGTTCAGCTGATCGAAGACCTTGCGGCCTTTGTAGGGCCCCTCGAGAATGTCCATCATCAACCAGAGAAACTGGCCCATGCCGTTGCTGGTGACCCGCATCTCGCTCTCGATGATCTGGGCCACATACTTGCCCGCGGGCAGCACATCGTAGCCTGCAGCGGGTTCGATGCCGGTTGCGTCGAAGGAATTGTCGAAACGTGCCATCTGTCTTCTCCTCTCAGGGCTGGATCACTTGGGCTGGGGCATGGCCTTGACGAACTCCGACCAGTCGAGGGGCAAGGTCTCGGGGAGTTCGTAACGATTCTTGGCGAGGAAAGCGGGACGCTCCTCGGTGTGCATGACGCGCTTGCCGGTGCCGAGGGCGCGCGCCACTTTCTTGTTGAAGCCGACCTCCGACTTTGCGATCGACACCTGGTAGTTGGCGAACAGCACGATGTCGGAGTGCTCCTGCAACAGGGCCGCCGCACGCGCCTGAAGCTTGATGACGTAGCGGTCGTAAGGCTCGTGCTCGGGGCTGTCGAAGCGCTTGATATCGGTGTGCGCGATCTGAAGCACTGCCATGCCCTTTTCGTCACGCAGCGCATTCAGCTTGTCGATGTATTCGCGCCAGATGTTGACGGCTTCGGCATAGCCCTTGCCGAAGCCCGGGGTCTCGATCGACGACCAGTTGTTGCGCTTGCAGGCTTCAGCCCAGATCAGCGGCTCCAGCCAGTCGACGCTGTCGATCACCACGGTGCGGTAATCATGTTCTTCCGTCCGCAGCGCCTCGAGCGCCTCCGACACATCGGCGTAGCTCGTCGCCAGCGGAAAATGCGGCACCTGCAGCTTGCCGAGTCCGTCCTCGGTCATGATGAACACAGGCGAGTCGGCTTTCGCGGCAAAGGTGGATTTGCCGACGCCGGCCACGCCGTGCATCAGGATGCGCGGGGGCTGCAGCGCCGTGCTCTTGCGGAGAGAGGCAAGGGAGATTGCCATCAGTGGGTTCCTTTCGTGGTTGGGGCGGTGGGATTGTTCTGGGAGCTGGCCGCGCGAGTCGCCTCGAG